GGAAGGTGGATAAGAATGTCCAGCGTTTGGTACATTGGTGCAGCCGATGTCCGTACAATCGACAGCACGGAGTGGACGCGGATCTCTGCTCCTGGCTCAACCAAGACTTGGGACAAGACCAACGGTTGGTCTATCGCCCAGTCGTCCTTCACCTCACCGCAACTGGACATTCTGGATGACCTGTCGGAGTTCGTCCTCACGAGCACCGATGGGCCGCGGCCGGGGTCTATCGTCACTGCCGCGGTCGACAACACCATCACCCCGAGCGACCTCGCCGAAGCTATCGGGAACAGCGCTCCGGATGTGCAGGTCTTCTCCACGCCCGGTACCGGTTTCACCTGGGTTAAGCCGGCAGGTGCAAAGGTTGTTGAGGTCGTGTGCATTTCCGCCGGCAGCGGGGGTGGATCCGGAGCGCGTCGTGCATCCGGCACTGCTTCTTCCGGTGGCGCTGGTGGCGGCGGCGGCGGCTACTCACGTATTGCCGTTAAGGCTTCTGACCTCGCATCTAACTGCACGGTGAATGTGGGGGCCGGAACTGCCGGTGGGGCTGCTGTTACGGCCAACGACACAAACGGCAACAACGGGGCGGCATCGGGCTCGGCGCAGGTCTCCGAGTTCCTTACCGGCTCCCAGAAGATCGCGCGGGCCGCAACCGCCGGGGCGGGAGTCGGCGGGCAGTCCGGTGCCAGTTCGACAGGCGGCTCCGGGGGCGGCGGTACCACAATTGGTGGAGCCGGGGCTGCAGGGGCAAACGGGGCTGTTGGGGCTGCCGGAAGCGGATCGGCTGCACCTAGCGGTGGTGGCTCAGGTGGTGGCGTTTCCACGACTCCGGCGGCGTTCGCAGGCGGGGCAGGCGGCACATCGTACATCAATGCGAGTGCAGCTACTGCCGGTGCAATTGACGGTGCCGGAGCGAACGGCCTGACGATGAGTATCATGCCGGTTCCCGGAACTGGAGCTGCAGGTGGAGGTGCATCCATTACCGGAGCGGGTGGCGCCGGTGGCGCTGGAGGGTTCCCAGGCGGTGGCGGTGGCGGCGGGGGTTCATCCCTCAACGGGCAGAACTCGGGCGCCGGAGGGGCGGGTGGTAACGGGGTGGTCGTGGTGACCACCTACTTTTGAGCACCCTGAAAACCAGTGGACGGCATTTGGCGACTCCCTGACGGCTGCCTCGTACCCATCAACCCTGTCCACGTTGCTGGGTAAGCCTGTGCGCAACTTCGGGGTTGGCGGTGAAATCAGCACGCAGATTTCAGCGCGCGCCGGGGCCGTTCCGATCACCTGTACCTCGGCGACAATCCCGACATCCGGTGCGGTTGCGATCACGCCAACCCCAAGCGTGCCGAGCGCACAAGGCTTTGCGCCTACCGGAAAGATCAAAGGCGTTCGAGGTACGTTCGCCTGGAATGGTGGCACGCCACAGTTCACGCGTTGTGAGGCGGGTTCAACGGTCGCTGTCGCGAGTGGGGACCTGTTCATCCCGGACAGCGCAATTCTGGCCGACTACTCCCCGCTCTTGATTTGGTCGGGTCGGAATAACCCCTCCCCGGCATCGACAGTGCTCGCTGACATCAAGGCCATGATTGACAGGAACAAGTCTGGAAAGTTCCTTGTGCTCTCTGTCCTGAATGGAGCTGGTGAAGGCAACCCGTCGACTGCGTACACCAACATCACCTCTCTCAACAGCCAACTCGCCACGCTTTATGGCAACCGGTTCGTTGACGTCCGGCGGTATCTGATTGACCACGGGCTACAGGATGCGGGGATCACCCCAATCACACAGGATAACACGGACGTCGCGGCCGACACAGTCCCGGTGTCACTGCGGACGGACGGCATCCACCTGATAACGGCCGGGTACACAATCGTGGCGCAGCAAGTTTACGCCCGGATGCAGACCTTGGGCTGGGCGTAATGCGTGTCCGTATCGAGTTCGACGACAAGCGGTTGCGCGAGCGTGTGCATCGGCTCGATGCGGAGACCGTTCGCGGCATCGGCCTGGCGTTCGATGTGCAAGCCGCTCGGTCCACGGCGTACATGAAGACCACTGCGCCGTGGACCGACCGGACCTCAGCCGCGCGGAACGGGCTGCACGCAGTCACATCGCATAGCCGCAGCCGGTTCGAGTTGATACTGGCGCACGCCGTGTCATACGGAATCTGGCTGGAGGTCAAGTTCTCCGGGCGGGATGCCGTGATTCTGCCGTCGCTCCGCGTTGCTGCGCGCGAACTGCAGGACCGACTTGATCACATGTGGAGGAAACTGTGACGATCACCGGCGGAGCGCAGGCCGCGGTGTTTCAGCTCCTGTCGACTGACTCCATTCTGAACTCCGTCTATGGGATCAACGAGTCGCGGGTCTGGCCCACGCAAGCGCTGGATACCGCGCCGCGTAAGGGACCATTCCTGATCCTGCGTTGGGAAGAACGGACGGTTGAACGCGGCGGATTCGGCGCCAAGGACATCTTGACTGTCTGGGCGCACGTCGCGCGGGAGCACAGCACCGACTACGGCCCGTTGAACGAGATCCTGGAGCGGGTTGAGGAGATCCTGTTGCTCGCCACGCATGTTGTTGGTGTTGATGGCGTTCTGTCTACTGTAGATTACAACGGTCGCTCGCCGCATCTGAATGATGAGGGCTACAAGACCATCACCCGCAACGCCCAGTTCACCGTGCTTTCGCGCTAGAATTAGCTTGTCGAAAGGAGGATCTGTGTCGCATTCAGTCCAGGAAGTTAAGTACAATGGAATCGCAGATCTGCGAACCATCTCCAAGGCGGAGTGGGAAGCGATCAACGTCACCGGACAGGACGCGGTGGAGTGGCGAGGAATTGGCTCTTCTGTTCCTGGCGCCAAGTTCGTGGACGGTGCAATCGACTATTTCCGGACCGACCCCGAGTTTGATCTGGTCATGGAGAAGTCGGGCGCATGAGTGATCTGCGGTGCGACAACGGCATTCTCTTTGGCGTCCTTGATGAGGGCGCCATCGAGGTAAAATGCCGTTCGGCGTACTGCGGACACGCTCCGGGCACCGTGGTGATTCACCGGTTCGATCTGGCGACCGGTAAGTTGCTGTACACGAGCAGGTTCAAAGACCCCAGTACCAAACAACGAAAGGCACGCCAGTGACGCTCCCCACCCCACTTCCGTACGGCATTCGTGACGTACGGATTACCGCCTACACCGATGCCGGCGGCACCGTGCTCGGCTCGGTCGTGACGGATCTCCCCTATGGCCGCACGCTCTCCTTCTCTGAGTCGGAGGAGTTCGAGGAGCTGCGCGGTGATGACCGTGTTGTCACCACGCGCGGCAAGGGCGCTGTAGTCGACTTCGAATTGGAGTCCGGCGGCATTTCGCTGGAAGCCTGGAAGGTGATGACCGGCGGTACGATCACCGACACGGGCACCACTCCCAACAAGAAGCGTGTCTTCCGCAAGGGTGGTCGTCAGTCGCGGCCGTGGTTCCTTGTCGAGGGCCAGGTCATCTCCGACTCGGGTGGTGACCTGCACGCCATTCTCTACCGCTGCCGGATCACGGACACCCTGGAAGGGTCGTTCGAGGACGGTTCGTTCTTCCTCCCCTCCGGTTCGGGCCAGGCGCTCCCGCTCCTGTCCGACACCGCTGACGTCCTGTACGACATCGTGCAGAACGAGACTGCCGTGGCGGTCTCCGGGACGGCACTCACCCTGCCGACCACCCTGTAACACTCGACAACAGAGCGAAGGAGCACAGAGATGCCAGCTCAGTCAGATTATGCCATTCCTGCCGCGTGGGGTAAATCTCCATTCGAGGAGTTGGAACTGCCGTCGGGCGGTCGCTGCCTGGCCAAGCGCATCGACTTCGAGGCGATTGTGGCCGCCGACCTTATCGACGAGTTTGACAAGCTCTCCCCTGTGGCCGAGGAGCAGGTCATTGGCCCGGCCAAGGGCAAGAAGCCCGCAGACCGGCAGCCCAAGAAGCTCACCAAAAAGCAACAAGCCGAGCAGGCCGCGGAAGCGAGTCGGAATTTCCTCAAGAGCAGCGAGTTTGTCTCTATGGTGAGCTTGATGGGGCGTCTGCTCCCCCATCTGATTGTCAAGCCGACCATATTCAACTCTATGGAGAAGGACCCGAGCGGCGCTTGGTCTGTGATTCCGCCGGACGAGCGCGAAGACGGCCGGGTGTACTCTGACTCCATCCCGCTTCCCGACCAAATGCACATCTTCTCCTGGGCGATGGACGGGCTGAATATGGAGGACCTGACCAACTTTCGTCAGCAGCCCGTCGCGGATCTGGGAGCTGTGGAACCTGAGCAAAAGCCTACGGGCCCGCCCGTCTGAGCTGCTGGCCATTCGCCATTCGGTGACTCGGTTCTACTTTGATCGCGTGGTTGTCGGCGTCGGGCAATCGATCGAAGCAGAAATTGAAGTCGCACAGCGCAACTGTAAAACCAACCAAGCCGCGGCCGGAAAAGCGCGCATGGTGCTGAACAGATGGCTCCGTTCAGAAGGAGGTGCTAAATACAGAGACCCAGCAGCTAACATGGCCTAGTTCCGTAAGGAGCGCTCCCCCGTGGCCGATTACGATCTCGGAACCGCACATGGTCGCATTGTTGTCGACTATGACGACAAAGGCGCCGAACAGGCTGAGAAGTCCTTCGACCGTATCAAGTCTAAGGCCAAAGAAGTTCTCAGTCAGTTCGGCGCCATGGCGACCGCATGGAAGGGGCATTCCAAGACTCTTCAGGACGGCGCCGAGGGCACTTACCAAAAGTTCGTCCGGGCCGGACAAGGCGCGGCGGTTCTTGGGACGGCCCTGTCTGCGCTCAACGGCAACATAGTTGGCGTACATACCGGCGTCAAGGTCCTCGGCGACCTCGGGACGGCCCTGGGCCATCTCCCTGATGGAGCCGAGCGGTATCCGTCGCTTATTCGGCGCATCATCCAAGTTAGCGCGGCCGTCTCGCTGTTCCATGGCGGTACCAAGCTACTCGCGTCGGCCACTCGAAACATTGCCGGGGTCTCGTCCCTCACGCGCGGGCTCGCGGGCTTTGGCAACGTCATCAACGGACTCGCGGCGCCGCTCCGGTTCGTCTCGTCTGCCGCGCTCGGGGTCCTGACAGTCTTCAAGGGATTCCAACTTGTAAAGCAGTACGCGAAGTATGCGCTTGGCTTCACGGCCGCGCTCGGGACACTTGGCGGCGCGCTGCATGTCATTGGGGGCGTGGCGCAATCTGTCAAGGAGCTGTCTGGCGTAATCGGCCTGCTCCCTGCGGTGGGGGCGACTGCGGCGCTCGCGATCGGGACGCTGAAGCTCGGGTTCAGCGGATTCGGCGATGCGCTCAAAGCCATCGGTAGTGGTGATGCCGCGGCATTCAGCAAGGCGCTCAAGGACATGGCGCCGAACGCCCGCGCGGTGGCCGTTGAGCTGAAGGCTGCACACGAACAGATCAAGACCCTCAAGGGAGATGTCCAGACGCGCCTGTTTGCGGGCGTCGCTGCGGATGTCAAGGACCTTGCCGGGCTCTACCTGCCGCTACTCCAGGGTCGACTGAACGCGGTCGCTACGTCCTTTAACAAGGCCGGGCGGGACATCCTTGCCTTCTTCAACAGCAAGGACGCAGCCAATGATTTCGGTCGTGCGCTTGATGACAACGCACGAACTGTTGACAACCTAACCAAGACGTTTGAGCCGCTGGTTCAAATCATCTATGCGGTCTATCAGGTTGGCTCAAAGGTTCTTGCCGACCTTACCGGCGGGCTCGGCGATGCGGCGGGCGCAGCCGCAGTTTTCGTCAACCAAGCAGCCGAGACCGGCAAGCTGGAAGCCTGGATCCGGCGCGGGGTTCAGGCAGTCAAGGATCTGCTTGGGGTAATTAGGAACCTCGGGCAGATCGCAGGAATTGTATTCAAGGGCCTGGGAATTGGCGTTGGCCAGCAAAGTTTCTTGGCTTGGCTGAAGCAAGCCACGCAAGGCGTCAAGGACTTCCTGCTCTCGGCGCAGGGGCAGCAAATCCTTGCTGACTTCGGGCGCCTAATCGCCAATGCGCAAGACCATCTCGCGAAACTCGCCGATGTCTTCCTGCGGAGCGTCCTGCCCGCTATCCAGGCGTTCATCCCGTTCTGGGAGCAGATCGGTGGCGCCGTCATCGACGGCATTGTTGCCGGTCTGACAGTGTTGGCTCCGTTGTTCAAGGCGCTCGGGGAAACGCTAACCATCTTGGGACCGGCGCTCGCGCCGATTGTCACCGGCATGGTGTTCCTGGGCACGGTGTTCCTCGGGCTCGGCATCGCCGCGAAGATCGCGGGCGGTGCCCTTGTGATCTTCCGGACGGCCGCGCTCGGGCTCAAGGCCATTTCGGGCATATCTGGTCTGCTCGGTCGCCTGGGCGGGGCGTTCCGCGCTTTGCCGGTGGCGGCTAAGGCCCTGAAGTTCGGCGTGATTGCAGCCGGTCTGTTCCTCGTTGCCGACGGCATCAACGAGATGAACCTGAAGGCCGTTGGGGGTGACACCTCCAAGCTGAACGACATGGAGCAGACCCTCAACGACATTGTCACAATCAAGGACAAGCTCCTTGCGGGTGACTGGTCTTGGTTCGGGGATCAGCTCACCGACATCGGCGATGAATGGAACCAGCTTACCAGCGGCATCTCGGGAGGCACCTCACCGGTTGGTGAAGCTCTCAAGTTCCTGGAAGATGGCTTCAACGACTTTGTAACGACTACCCAAACGACATTTGGGGAAATCGGTACATTCTTCTCCGGACTTGGCCCGGCAATCGCGCAGGGCGTGTCTGATTTTGTCGCGCCGTTCGCGGACGCGGGCGTGCAGGTTGGTACATTCCTGCAGAACCTGCCGATCATCGTTGGTCAGAAGATCAACGAGTTCATTTCGTTCCTGGG